AGAAAATGGGAAGCAACACTTACCCTGACGCCAGGCGCAACGCAGAATTTAGACATCAACGGAGGAAATTTCTGACATGGCAAGTATTATTAGGATTAAAAGATCCTCAGGTACTAGCAAACCAGCTACTTTACAATGGGGTGAACTCGGATATGTAACTGGTATTGGTAGCTACGGTGGAGTAAACCAATACAAGGACAGAGTTTTCCTTGGGGACGATGGCACTAACGCCAATCCAATTGGTGGTCATTATTATACCTCCATGATGGAGCACACTCCTGGAAACATTCCAGCAGCGTCTCACAATAGCAGAAACCAAGATAGGGGTGTTGTTGCCATTATGGCACCAGCAACAAACTCTGGTTTGGGTGGTGCAGAATCACTTAAGGTTGATCAGTGGAACGTAGACAACTTAAGAGTTGATGGAAACACCGTTTCTTCTACTGACACCGATGGAGATATCATTCTCGATCCTCATGGTTCAGGTGAAGTAAACATTCCTGACGACACTTACCTGTCATTTGGTAATGATAAGGATGGTAAGATTGAATATGATGAGAATGGCACCAACGTAATGCGCGTAACTGGTGCTCCATGGGAATGGAACACTGCCATTACGGTAACAGGTCAGTCCTTCTTTGGTAAAGTAAGGATTGAAGATAATATTATTTCAACTACTCCAGGTAGTAGCGACACACTGTTCATTGATCCATATCCAGATGGATTAAGTAACGAAGGAACAGTTGTTGTTAAGGGTAATCTTCAAGTTGATGGTACAACTACAACTGTCAACTCTACAACATCCACATTAAACGATCCAATTTTCCATCTTGGTGATGTAACTAGCACCAGAACTGTTATGGCAGAAGCCAGCAGTGGTGCAACCTCACTGGTTCTGGATTCTATTGTTGGTATTAACACTGGTGATGGAATTACTGCTGCAGCAGGTATTGCAAATAATACCACGATTACTGCATATAATCCTGGCACTAAAGCAATTACGATTAGTAATGCCACAACTGCTGGTATTACCACCACAACTCAAGTAACTATCACTCACGCTTACGATAGTAATACTGATAGAGGTATTTCATTCTCGTTCAATACAAGTTCTGGAGCATCCAATAATAAGGTTGGATTCTTTGGTATGGAGGATGACTCCATTGCCAATAGCGCAGCAGATGCTGACAATCACGGAACTCACGCTGATGATAGCAGAAGATGGACCTATGTTCCTGACGCATCTATTTCAAATAGTATCGTAACTGGAACTAAAGGTTTCCTTGACATTAAAGGTATCTACTATCAGTCTGGTGATTTTGCAACTGGTGGTGTTGTATTCTTCGATGACACTGGTCTTCAGAGATCAACCAACGCTGTTGCATCTCCAGTAATCACTTCCAAGCAGATCTTGACTGCTATCACTAAGAATACTTTGACTCTTGGTGCAAATATTACTGCAGCAACTGGTGATATTGTCAGACAAGACAGTACTGGTGCATATGGTATTGTTGAATCTGGCGTTACGAATAGCAGTACTGTTAATTTGATTGGTGTTGAAGGTACATTCAATACTTCCAACAACTTGAGAAGAGAAGGTCAAAATGGTTCAATCGCTAACCTTGCTTCAGTTCCTAGTAATGTTGCAGTAATATATACTAATAAGCCCCACTGGACTTCAACTATGGATGGGGGTACATTCTGAGGTAATTAATGGAAAATCAAAGTGAAGTGGATGTTAATG